CGCCGCCCACACCACCGGCGAAATCGAGGGCCGCTACATGCCCGTCAACCGCGCCTACACGTGCCTGCACGAGCATTGCCTTGAGTGGGATAGCGTCGCCTTCCTGACGTGGGTAGCCGAGCAGGGCGGGCCGTCACACGCGCCGGGGCTACGCTCGGAACTGTTAGCGCCCGTCATGCAGGCCGCGCTCGCCAAACTGAAGCCGGGCGACCTGTTCAGCGAAGCCACGGACGCGGGTGCGATGATCGCCGCCGTCGAGCGCAAAGAGATCGGGCGCACTGAAAAGGCGGCGTGGTATGGCCGCTTCGCGTATATCCAGTCCGACGAGGCGTTCTTCGATATGCAGGAGCGCCACCACCTCCCGCGCACGGTCTTTAACGCCCTGTTCCGTCACATCCCCTGTTACTCGATCCACACCGACGCTAAGGGCAAATCCCGCCGCGTCGAGGCGAGCATTTGCTACGATGAGAACCGGCAAGCGATGGGCGCACCGGCGCTGGTCGGCGTGACCTACTCAGCGGGTGACGACGTGCTGGTGACGCGCGATGGCGACGTTTACGGCAATATGTGGCGCGACGCCCGCCCGCCGGTCAACCGTAGCCATGTGGCCGATATATCCCTCTGGCTTGACCACTGCGCGGCGCTTATCCCCGTCGAGTCCGAGCGCGAGCATATTTTCGACGTGATGGCCTGCAAACTGCAAAACCCCCGCGTGAAGGTCAACCACGCGATCCTTATCGCCGGGTATCAAGGCAGCGGCAAGGACACCTTCTGGGCACCGTTCCTATGGGCGGTGTGCGGTGATGGCCGGAACAAGGGCGAACTCAATAACACTACCTTACAGTCGCAATGGGGCTACGCTTACGAGTCCGAGGTTATCATCCTCAACGAGCTACGCGAGAGCGAGGCGAAAGAGCGCCGCGCCCTGGCTAACCACCTGAAGGGCATCATCGCAGCGCCCCCGAACATGATCGTCGTGAACAAGAAAATGCAGCACCCCTACAACGTCGTAAACCGGTGTCTGGTCATCGCGTCGTCGAACGATCGGGTGCCGCTGGTGCTGGATACGCAGGATCGCCGCTGGTTTTGCGTATGGTCAGACCTGCCGCGTATGTCTACCGAGCGCGGCGCGCAGATGTGGCGCTGGTTCGAGTCGGGCGGTTATGAGGCCATTGCCGCATGGCTCTACCGTCGTGATGTGTCGGCGTTCAACCCCGCCGCTACCCCGATGGTCACCGAGTACAAGTTAAGCCTCATCGCTAACGGTCAGTCGCCCGCCGAGTCGGTCTTGTGCCAGATGATACGCGACCGTGAGGGGCCGTTCGAGTCGGGCGTCATCAGCGCCCCGTTCCATGTCCTGTGTGCTGACCTGACGCTACGCGCCGGGCTAGCACCGGGGCAGCGCATCCCCGCGCCCGCCCTGCACCACGCCCTGCTGGAGTGCCGCTGGCTGGACTGCGGGCGTGTGGCGAGCGCGGAGCTACCATCGCGCAGGCACGTCTACTGCGCGCCGGAATTAATCCACGCCAGCAAGAGCGAACTACGCCGCCTGGTAGAAACGCCTGTAGGCTCGCCGCTGGCCGACGCGTTGAAAAAGACACCGCTGGCGTCCGTGAAATAGAAAACGCCCCGAAAGGGGCGTCTTTTTTGGTGGTGGTGCGGTTTACAGGTCGAACATTATCGCCAGCAAGGCGACGAACAATAGCGCAGCGAGGGCGATCATTCGTCGCTGTCCAGCAGCTTGGCCGCACGATCTACCCATTCCAGATCGTCGTCGATCAGCTCCGCAGCGTCACGGATGCACTGGCGCAACAAAAGCCGCTCCTGCTCTAGGTCAATTATCCGGCCCCATGCGGTAGCGAGGGCGGTATTGCCCGCCGCGTACGCCGCGCGTTCGTTTTCTTCAAGTGTTAGCTGCATGGTTATATCTCCCTTGTGCGATGATAAACCGGCCCCGCTATGATGCCTGAGCCGCTGGTTGATTTCTTTCGATATGTTTTGCGGCAGTCTTTGCAAACAAAACTTTGACCAGCGGCACGCTCGACGGTCTGAAAACCTTTACCGCCGCAAAACGAGCATGTCATGTCCGGCGGTCTAATGGCGTTTTTTACATTCATTGGCAAACCACCGCCGCGCCGATGGCGAGGGCCAGCGCCGTCGCACTCATGGCGAGCGCAAAGACTAGCAGCGCCTGGGCGAGTGTTTCGCCCGCTGGCGCGGGTTTGATGTTTTTACAGTCTCGCATGTGGTAGGTCATGCGGGCACCTCCTCTGCAATAATTCGACACGTGCTAATCCGTTTGCGCTTGCCGACTTCGCGTAGTGCGATTCCCGCAGCGTGGTATTGCTGCCGCTTTGCACCGGTTCGGCTGGTGTAGCCGACGGGTGGCGCGCCGTCGATCTCGATTACCTGCTCGACCTGCGCCATGCCTGCGCTAACCTGTGCGGCTGTGGCGGTAATCGTAACGCTACGCCAGCCCGCCGCCGTAAATACCGAAGCATCATATTGAATGTGCATGGTCATGTCTCCTTAATATACGCAAATGCCGCGTGAATAGTAGGCGTTGACGTCCGCGCCTGCCGGTACGTCATTCGGGCGCAGGATATACAACGCCGCGCCTCTAGGATCGCCTTGCACGTAAGGTTTCAGATTTGGATAGCGCGCCATGATTGCGTGCAAGCGCTTAAGCGCGCCGGTTTCGCGGTCTTGCATCGGGTGCCGCCTGCCGGTAAAGCTACTGCGCCAAAAGGGTTTGTTTGTGGTTTCGTCCCGCTCAATGCAGCCGTTATCTATGCCGCACTCGTACTCGTGCCACCGGTGCAGCGTCATACTAATGCGGCGTAATGCTTCGGCGTCAGTCTGTGCAACACCTAACGATTGCAGCGTGGCGAACATGCGCGCCTGCGTTTCGCGTTCGTATTTGTTCATGGTCAGATTCTCCAGAGTTTACTAACATGCGCGCCGGAATTAGCGCGCATGGATACTGCAGATTAACAGCAAGTACATTGATCAAGCGGTTTCCCATTGCGGCATTTTTCCGGCGATCCGTCGAACAGCTCAAGGCGCGCATGTAACCATGCGTCAGACCAGAGTGTGCTCTCGTCGGTATAGCCAATCCCAAGTGCCGACATTGCATCGAGCATGGTCTGGTTTGCATCGCAATAATCGTGCGAGTGACAAATGGCCGGATCGGATTCGTTTGCGTTTGCGTCTGCCAGTTCGGCAAAGTCTGACGGCGTGAGCGTAGCGCGCAATAATTCCGTGAATTTTTCGGCTAGCTGTACGTGCTGCGGTTTTGTGGTTTGCATGGCTATTTCTCCTGATATTGCGCTAATTCCAGCGCGGCTAATACGCGCGAGCTGTCGATAAATGCCAGCACGTCATCGAGATTGTCTGTCGCTAGCACCGGCATACCGCAATCATCAGATACGCTGTAGCGTGTGCCGCCTGCGGTTTCGCGCTTGGCCTCGTCCTTGTAATCGCAATGTACGGTTAGATATAGCGCCTCGCTGAACAAACTGGGGCAGCTGTCGTTACCATACGACGCGTCGACGAAACCGTCGATTGTGGGTAGCACGTCGTCGTAATCGGGAAAATAAGTGGTTTGCATGTGGTCTCCGGTCAGATTAGATTAGTGTAGCGGTATGCTGCGGAATCTATTTTACACACTTTGCAAGGGTTTGCAAGACAAACATCAAAATATATTTTTGGTTTGCAAGTAATCGCCTAAATATCGGCGTCGATTGCAGTGTGCAAAGGGCGTGCTGCTATGGGGAGATAGTACTGATTGCACACATTAGCTTAATTTCTAAACACCTATGTTTTATAAAATGGTATACGTAGCAGTACCGGAAAATACGAGCGCATGCGTTACTGCTGCGCTGGCGTGGCCCCGACTTTTACCGACTATGCAATTGTGCAATTTGTGCAACCGGTGGCAAGCCCGCCAGTCCGCACGCAAAACAGGCAAACGGTATCTGTAAAGGGGTTACATACAAACAGCCTGCCTGCCTGCCTGCCTGCCTGCCTGCCTGCCTGCCTGCCTGCCTGCCTGCCTGCGTGCCAGGTGTCATGCTGCAATGCAGCAAGCCCGGTGGCTGGTGGCTGGTGGCTGGGTGGCTGGGTGGCTGGGTGGCTGGGGTGGCTGGTGGCCTGCGTGCCGCTTGCCCGGATCGAGGGGGGAGGGAGGGCCTTGACCTGGGCGTGTCGGTCACGGCAGCGTCCGAAAACAATTTTTCAAAATTTTTTATATCTGCAAGCTAAATGCTTACGGCTATAAAAATAGGTCAAATTGTCCTATTGGCAAACAGAAATCAGTCGTGCTATAAACGGGCTATGTTCAAGTCACTCCCATTCACACCCCGCGTCGTTAAGGCGACCGAGCAGCGTTTGAACGCTATATATGCTGCTTCTAATTTAGGGTTAAAAGGAGATGCACTGGCGTTGGCAGCGGGGATGCTGCCTATGGAATATAGACAATTGTGCCAATTTGACCCAATGGCCGAGATGGCCGCACAAAAGGGCAAGGCTGACAATGAACTGCAAGCTGCCCGGCGACTGAACGAGGCGTCTGAAGGCGGCGACGCCAAGGCCAGCCTAGCGATCTTGCAGCATGTGCATGGTTGGACGGCCAAGACCGAGATCAGTGTGGACGTGTATCAGAAGATCAGTGTGCTGACTGCCTTGGAAGAAGCCCGCGCAAGGGTGATCGAGGGGCAAGCGGTCGAGGTTGAACTAGAAGATAAGCAACCGCGCCAACATCAACAGATGATTCACGTGGAACCTAATGCAACAGCCGGTCTATAGCTCGGAGGACGAACAGAAGCTCATGGTTGAGCTATGGAGTCCGCAAATTAAAGACGACCCCGAGGCGTTTGTTCTGCTGGCCTTCCCCTGGGGCCAGAAGAACACACCGCTGCACAAGTTCCGTGGCCCGCGCAAATGGCAGCGCGAAGTGCTGCGCGACATTAAGGCGCACATTGCAGGAAACAAGGGCAAGATTCAGATGGACACCCTGCGGGAGGCGGTGTCATCAGGGCGCGGGATTGGCAAATCCGCGTTAGTCTCTTGGCTGGTGTTGTGGATGCTGACCACCCGCATTGGCGGCAGCGTCATCATCAGCGCCAACTCGGAAAGCCAGCTACGGTCAGTGACCTGGGCCGAGCTGACCAAGTGGGCGGCGATGACCATCAACAACCACTGGTTTGAGATCAGCGCAACCAAGCTGGTGCCGGCGCAATGGCTATGCGAGCTGGTCGAGCGCGACCTGAAGAAGGGCACACGTTACTGGGCCGCAGAGGGCAAGCTGTGGTCGGCAGAGAATCCAGACAGCTACGCCGGTGTCCACAATCAAGACGGCATGATGTTAATCTTCGATGAGTCGAGCGGCATACCGAATCCAATATGGGAGGTTGGTGCCGGGTTCTTTACCGAGAACACACCCGACCGTTATTGGTTTGCCTTCAGCAACCCGCGCCGCAACGAAGGCTACTTCTTTGAGTGCTTCCACGCCAAACGGGCGTTTTGGAACACCCGCAGTGTCGACGCGCGCACCGTCGAGGACACCGACAAGCAGGTCTACGAGCAGATTATTGCGGAATACGGCGAGGATTCACCGCAGGCCAAGGTCGAGGTGTATGGGGAATTCCCCGACGCGGGCGAGGATCAGTTCATTAAGCCCATGCTGGTCGAGGATGCCATGCACCGTGACCGCTGGAAAGACACTACGGCGCCTATAGTGTTAGGAATTGACCCCGCCAGAGGTGGCGCTGACTCAACCGTGCTGGTGGTGCGCCAAGGGCGCGACATTGTGGCGATCAAACGCTATTCGGGCGAGGACACCATGACCATTGTCGGGCGGGTGATCGACGCTATCGAAGAATTCAAACCCACGCTGTCGATTATCGACGAAGGTGGCCTGGGTTACGGGATACTTGACAGGCTGACAGAGCAGCGATATAAGGTACGCGGGGTAAACTTTGGCTGGAAGGCCAAGAACTCCATTATGTGGGGCAACAAGCGGGCTGAAATGTGGGGCACCATGAAGGAGTGGCTGAAAACAGCATCCATTCCGAGCGACCGTCAGCTAAAAGCCGATTTGGTCGGCCCCATGAAGAAGCCTAACAGCAGCGGCACCATTTTCCTTGAGGGGAAAAAAGAGATGCGTAGTCGTGGATTGGCCTCACCGGACGCTGCCGACGCGCTGGCTGTCAC